TCGCTGAAGAGGAAGAGGGTTTCACAGCCAGGCGTCGGATAGAGCGCCTGCTGGGTCGCCCCGGCCGCGGGCGGTTCGATCTGCTCGACGTACCAGTTGATCAACTGCTCGGCATCCGCGACGCGCGAGGTCGAGGTATACGAGGCGCCGCAGAACCCGTGCCAGTCCATGACTCAGGTGTCCGAGTTGATGTCGTAGCTACCCGTGCGGTCTTGGAACGTCCACATCGGATCGACCTGGAGATCGCTCATGCGCACGTTCGCGGTTTTCAACCACGCGAGCGACGTGTCGGCGCTGAGGCGCAGCTCGGCATCGAGCGGCACGTTCTCGCGCCACTCGGGCCACATCACGCGCGCCAGGTTGTCCATCAGCGCGAGGTCGTACCCATCGGGCACGATCAGCGTCGCGCTGGTGGCCGTGGGATCCTGCAGGCCGGTCGGCACGTAGAGCACGCCTTGCAGGTTGGCGCGCGTGGCGATCGGCCAGAGGTACAGACTGCCGAGGCCGCCGGCAAACGTCGGGTTGTAGTACGCCTGTTGCGGGAACGGCGACGGGAGGTTCTTCTGTGGAATCGCCTGGTAGTAATCGTCGGTCAGCGACCAGAGCAGATATTCCTGCGTGGGCGCGGTGGCGAGATCCTGAAATTTCCAGACGAGACTATTTGGCTGCGTGGGCCGCACAGTGTTGATGTCGCCGCCGAGCCCCACCGTGTAGGGCGCGGTGATGGTCCCTTTCGTGGCCACCAACGGCCAGGTCGTGCGCTGCGTGAAGGGGATCGTGAGCGACTGCAACCGCCAGAGCCCGAGCATCGACTTGAACCGGAGGAACCCATCGGCCATGTCCTCCGGTGTCGGGACGGCATTGCTCTCAATGACGTTGATGCGTCGAAACGCCGCGGTGATGACATCAGCGACAGTGCCCATGTGATCACGCGGACGTGAAGGACACGTAGGCCGAGCCGCCGACGATCGCCGACGAGATGCGGGCGCGCAGGTATTGGTACACGCCGGCGGGCAGATGCGAGATCAGTTTGCCCGGCCCGGCCGCGGCGGTCACCGACACCACGAGCGCGGCGGAGCCGCCCGATCCGGTGCCGTCGCCGGGGTCGTCCGTCTCTTCGATCAGGATCGTGCCGGCGCTCACGGCGCCCAGCATCGTCACCGTGACGGCGACGTTGGCCGCGCAGAGGACGGCCATCCAGTTGCCGATCCCCGCCGTGACGGCCGCGCCCGGCTTGCCGAGCATGTATTGCAGGGGTGCGGCGGGCGTGCTCATCGGCTCCCGCGCCGCGAGTGACTCGCCTCGGCGTCGGGCTCGTCCGCGCCCTTGATGGCGTCGTGATGCGCGGAGTGCGCGTGGGCGTCTTTCTCGGCTTTCGCGTCGGCCTCTTTCTCGGCTTTCTGTTTCTGCGCCTCTTCCTCGGCCGACTGCACGACGATCCCTTGCCCGTGGACCGTGATCCATTTCGGGTACGGCTGCGGCACCGGGATCCGGAGGTCCGCGAGCACGGCCTCGAGTTCGGCGATCATCTGCTCGATCTCGTCGGGCTTGAGTGCGGCCTTTTGCTCGGCGGTGAGTGGCTGATAGGTCATGCGCGTGTTCTCCATCTGAACGACAGGGGGATCAGCGGCCTTCGGGTTCGGCGACGACACGTTTGGATTTTTTGCGCCAGCGGTCGCGCGAGGCTTTCGGGACGCCGACGACATCGGTGACGTGCTGGTGGGTTTCGCCGCCGGCTTTGGCGAGTTCGGCTTGCGCGCCTTTCGAGAGCCGCTGCGCGGCATAGTTGGCCTCTGCGGATGCGTTGGCGATGTCCTGTTCGAGCCGCTCGTGTTTCTCGAGCGCCTCGCCGGGGGTATCGCTCCACCCTTCGCGAATTTTTTGGCGGTACTGGTCTTCGGTGTGGACGACGAATTCGCAGCGCTTATTGAAGTGCTCAACGCTCACGCACGCGGCAGCGTAGGCGCGATCGTCGGCGTACCACTCGGCGGCGGCCACCACATCGCGGCACAGCACTTTGCCCGCCGCGTTTTTCTGCGCCTTGTAGAGCATCCGCGGATACGGCTCGATGCCGATCGCGCCCATGCCCGGCGTCGTGGCGCCGTTGCCGTCGCGCATGTCTTCGCCGGCGGAATCCACGACGTTGCGATTGCGCGGCGTGTTCCACCGCGCGAGTTCTTTGCCCCAGGCGCTTTCAACGGGAATCTGCAAGGGCATTCGGGATCTCCTGCCACGTTGTTTAGAGGTGATGCCGATGGCCGGGCGGACCATCGGCACCTTGCGCACCATCGCGGGCGCCGCCCGAAGGGGGTCAGGCGATGCCGGAGATGATCTTGGTCGCGGTGCCCGACATCGGCCCGGCCACGAAGTTGACCCAGGCGCCGTTGATCGCGATGACTTTGATCGCGGTCGGCGCCGAGGCGTTGTTCGTGAGCGTCGTATAGCCGGCGCCGGCGCCGCTCAGGCCGCCGGTGAAGGTGATGACGTGCGCCGCGGCGCCGTTGCCCACGATCGTCAGTTCCACGTCGTCCATGTCCTTGGTGGGCGGCGGCACGGTGAGGTTGATCACCGACGTGCCGTTGAGCACCACGAGCATGTCGGAGCCGGCCGGCGGCAGCGACAGCGTGCCCGAGGCCGTGAGGCTCGTGACCAGCTTGCTGCGTTGGGTCGGATACGTCGTGATGTTCTGCGGCGCCGGGACCGCGAAATCGGCCGCCGTGCCGTGCGTGACGCTCGCGCCCACGCGATGCGCGACGGTCGCGGTCCCTTCCCGGCCTCGCAGAATCGGCACCAGCGTGTTGCCGGCGACGTAGCCGTTGGTGACTTGCACGGTTTCCTGATCGATGTCCACGAGGCGGCCGATCGCGATGCTCGCCGCGTTGCTCACGATCATCGCGGTATCGGTGACGGCCAGGGGCGAGGCGAGGGTGGTTGATGCGAGTGTCATGTGATTAACCCCACACTCTGCACGCCAGACGCGGTTGAAGCGTGGCGGCACCTATCAAGATGTCCAAGCGACAGGGCATTTGGTCGGTACCGATCTGGTACTGTTCGACCATGCGGATCGAGAAGCGGAGTGCGCGAGAATTCACGACGGTGGCTTCGGCGCCGGCGCCCGGCTTCACGAGATCCGCCATCACGAACGTGGCGAAATCCGGGTGATAGACGAACGACTGCGGCGATTGCGTCGCGGCCAGCGTGCCGTTCACGGCGGAGGTCGCGCCCGTCACCGTGATCGCCGCGCCGGCGGCCGGCGAGACATCGACGGTTTGCAACTGGCCGCTCGTGATGATCGGCGGATCGATCTGGAGCGCGGTGATGTTGCCGCCCACGTCCGAGACGGTGTTCTTGACCGTGAACTGCTGCAGCCGGCCGTTGCTCTGATACGTGAGGGGGTTGACGCTGTTGACGCCGGCGAGCGTGAACGTGTCGCCGCGATTGAGCGTCGTCGCACCGCTCGCCCAGGCCTGCGTGTTCAGCGTGTTGCCGGTCTGGTTCGCGCCGTTGACGGTGGGCGTGCAGGACGTGAACGATCCCGTGACGTGGACGGGCCGCGCCGGATCCTGATACCACTCATCGATCCCGAGCTGCTGCCGGCCGAACATCCCCATCTTGTAGTTCTCGGAGATGACGGCGGTGGGATTGAACAGCGTGGAACTGGTGCCGGCGAGCGTCTGCATCGCGAGCGGATCGAGACACGCTTTGCGTCCGCGCAGCGGCGCCGCGAGATCCGTCAGCTTGGTGCAGGCCTGCAGGTAGAGCGTCTGCGATCCGGGTGTGGAGCCGGGCGCGCCCACCGAGTTCGCGATGTCGCGATAGACGCCCTGGAAGAACAATACTTCGGCGGCGTTGGCCAGCGTCTCCGCGCCGGGCTGCACGTACCGCTGCCGAATGCTGTCCAACTCCGTGGTCGCCTGGGCACTGCTGTACCCGAACGCCACATTTTTTTGGTTGGTTAAGGTGACGGGAACGGTCTGATCGAAGAGGTTCTGCAGTTGCAGCGCTTGCCCATCCGTCGCGTAGAAGCGCTGGGGCATGCGCGCATTGACGGTGTTGCCGACTTTGGCGCCAGCAATCACGTACTGGTCGTCATAGTCCCTGTTGACATTCCCGTCAGCGAGGATCGTCAGGTCGTTGAGGAAGTACCGCGCCGTCTCTTTGGTCGTCCAGAGCGGCGTCGCCAGTGTGTCCATGCGCGCTCATCTCCCGAGGCCTCACGGCCTCAAGTGATCAGCGGCGAGCGGACGAACGCGCGTCTCGAGAGTTGCCCCGCCGAATAAATTCTTCGATGGGGAGATTCGCATCGTCGTCACTTTCGTCGCTGACAACGGGCGAACTTCCCACTGGCTTATTGGGCGGTTTCGCTTTACTGATGGGCGGTGGTTTGACGGACGGGCCAGACGCAGCGGCCTCAAACCGGGATTCGATCATGCCAATTGCCCGCGCCTGGAGGAGCGGGTGCAGCGTGGCAAGGCGCCGAAAACTTTCGAGATCGCGAGAGAAGTGATCGAGGATGGCGGCCGTGTGCGGGGAATCCACGATCAGATCCCCGAGCGGCGTCCCGAGTTCGCGCGGCGTGGTGAATTTGACGTTGACGACTTCGGGATGGAGCGCGGCGGAAAAACCGGGGTGGGTTTCTTCGTAGCTGGCGAGCTTGTCGGTCAAGCCCTTCGTGCGCGAGCGATACGTGAGCTGCGCCCGCTGCCCCACCTGAATCCGCTGATGTTCCTGGCGTGCTTCCCAGCGCGCGGTCGCGCGGGCATACGCCGTGTACGGGTCTGCTTCCTGGGCGAACTCCTCGAGCCGCGGCTCGGGATCGTTCGGCGACATCGCCAGGGCCGGCCGCGAGGCGGCGGGCGCGGGAGCGGCCGGCGGCGCGGCGGGCGGCGTCTTCAGCGTTTGGAGTTCGCCGCGCAACCGCGTGAGTTCGGCCTGCGTCGCCTCGACTTCCTTGCGCGTGGCGTGCTTGGTCGTGGTGAGCGCATCGATCTCCGCTTGAATCGACTGTTTGCGCCCAGGGCGCGCGTGCTTACTGTCGAGTTTCTTCGGATCGCCAGCGGCGGGTCCCGCCGCGGCGGCGGCGGGCTCGGGCGCCGGCGGCGCCGCCTCCACCTCTTCGCCGCGGTCCCGCGCATTGCCGCGATCGATGAACTCTTCGATCGAGAGTTCGGCCTCAGCCGCGGGATCGACGGGGGCGTTGACCTCTTCGCCCATCAGCGGCCTTTCCGCGGATGAAGGAATTTGCCGAGGTTGCGCGACGGATGCACGGTCGGTTTGGGCGTCGCGGTGGGCTTCACGGCGACGACGGCGACCGGCCGCACGACGGCGACGGGTCGCACGGCGACGCGCGGGAGCGCGGCGGGCTGCACCGCGGCGACGCGTGGGAGTGCAGCGGCGGAGGCGCGATTCGCGAAATCCCTAATTTGATTCGGCAGGATCGGGCTCATGGATCTCTCCGCGGGAACGCTCCGCAGCGTAGTCGCCGTCCTCTGCGATGTCAAGTAGTTCGCGCGGTGAAGTACCAGACTCAACCACACGGGTCGCGGGCAAGGTGAGCGCTTTGAACGTGTAGCTCTGCTGACATTTCGGACAGCGCATCGTGGCCTCGAAGTCTGGCGGCGCCGGCGGCGCCAGGTACCGTGATTGCGATCATGCCGACGTACTGCGGCGTGTGCGGGACGCGCCTCGTGGGCCTCGGTGTAAAACCCACTCATGTGTCACTCCTTGAGTCTGGCGGGGCGTCCTCCGTCACGCGGACGTACGCCAGACGATAGCCGGCCTTTGCAAGACTGTGCCCGAACGCGCGTCGATAGCGTTGCGCGAGTTTGCTTTTCTGCAAGCTGTACCCGAGATAGGCCGCGAGGTGTCCACTCGCGCTGACCACGACCCACACGTGCGTATTGATGGGCCGC